TAGGTTCTCCCGACGTGTGGCGGAGCTTGAGGAAAACAATAAGTCTCAAGAGTTTGGACCATTTTGGGAAGAGATTTTGCACAATTCAATTGCCAGCATCACCTGCTGCGCCTCAAGTCTTGAAGCTTACGCCAACGAGCTTTTTTTTGATCGAGGAACCATATTTCCAAAATATTCAACCTCGTTGCTGGACAATCTTTGGGAGACCTATGAACGAAAGTCCATCCTCGAAAAGTTCGAGTTCGCTTTGCTTCTCCTCAGCGAGAAACCGAGCATCGATAAGGGGTCAATCCTTTATCAAAACGTTCGGATTGTCATCGATTTGCGCAATGCTCTCATCCACTTCAAGCCGGAATGGGACACTGAGGCCGACCTACACCGGAAGCTGTCTAACCAACTGAAATACAAATTTGCCCCAAGCCCATTCTTGAATGACGAGCTGATATTTCCAAAACGTTGGGCAACGCATGGCTGCACGAGATGGGGTGTGCAAAGCTGCCTCAAGTTCGCAGCAGAGTTTGAACGATTGTCGAGCCTCCCGCCGAAATACCCTCAGTCGATTGTTCCATGAGACGATGAGGCCGCCCCGAGAGCCGGTTTGGCTCACGTCTGTCGTTGGGCGCGCTTCACCGGCATCACCTTCGAAACCTTGGACACGATTCCGTTCGCCACTGAAGGCGACGTCGCATCTCTCGCCGCTTGCGGTGTGTTTGGCGACAAAATCGAAGTCGTCCGAGAGACCCCGATCAAACCAAACTAGGGGCGGGCGGACTGCTCAGCCTTCGCCTTTGCGCCGAACGTGAACCTTGGCGGCCGCGCCAGTCTGGCCGCGGCGAGGGCGAAAGCGGCTGGCCGACGAAATGGCTGAGATTCGGCGGTTTCCATCACAGCCCCTTGAGGATCTGCACGATAAAGTCGGGCTCGATGTACCGGGCGCAAGTCTCAATGCCGTCCACCACCATCAGCAACACATGCCCATATCTGTCGACCGCGACCGCAGCGCGGTCGCCGAGCGGCGCGGGCTTGGCGAGGGGCGGGAGGTGGATGTAGAGGCCGCGCACGAACTCGAAAGCAGCGCCGTCCAGCATCGTCAAGCTCGCCGCCGTCCTTTGCACCTCCTGCAGCGGGACGCATTGAGGCGCGCCGGGCGCGACGAACGGCGCAAACGCGCCGGGGTTGAGTGGGGCAGGAGCGGTTTGCGCAAAAGCTGGGCCGCCGAGCAAGAGGGCAAACGCGACGGCTGCGTATCTCATGGCTTGCCTTTCGTCTTGCTAGCCCCGCATGAAGCACAGAACGCCCGCACAGGTTTGCGGGCGGCTCGCCTAAGGTCAACTCGGCAAATTTGGCGAGTAATCGCCTTGCACCGCCTTTGAGTGTTACCGGACCTCGTCAATGACCAACGTCTGGGGCTCTCCCCCCGCTCAACGACATCGCGCGCAAGGGCGGCGGCGATCATCTCGACGCGGCACCATGGGGCCGGAGGATCACTGGCGATCTCAACCGGTTGAGGCTCCGTATTCTCGGCCGAGAATAGATCCGACGGCGGGACCGCTCCGAGCGACCGCAGCACGTCGGCGATCGAGCGGCATTTCATCGTCAGACAGCCCGCACGAGGTCAGCCGGTCGCGCGCTCGCTTTCACCCCGCCAAAGAGGGGCGCAAGCAATTCAACCATCGTTTCGCCGGCGGTCGCGACGAGCAGGTCGACGGCCGATAGCGCACTCGTTCCCTTCAATCTTACCCGCTCGCCCCGGACGATCTCGAGCGCGTCGAACGCGCCTTCGTGCTCGAGGCGAGCGATCTCCTGAATCGTCTCGGCGCTCGCCGTCCAGATCGTTCCCTCGGCGCTCGAAAGCAGACAGCGGTGGCCGGGCAATCCCGGGACGTAATGAATTTGCGGCAACCTCGCCTCGGCAATGGGGATGAACAGATATCTTGGGAACAATGGAATGCTTCTCACCATGGACTTGGGCGCGCCGCGCGGCGTCCAACGCGCCTTGCGCTGGGCGAGATAAGGGTTGAGCCCCAGCCGACGAAGCTCGCTCGCAACCGTGTATTCCCGTGTCGCTAACGTCGTAAGGGCCGCCCAGGCATTGCGATCGCGCATTTTGCTTGGCTAATGCCGCGGTTGCAGAATTGGCAAGGTTGCCGCGACGATCATTTGCGCGGCGGGCGGTAGCCCGTTTGCAGCCCCACAAGCACGCGGTGGACGACGCTGGCGTCACGGGGTTCGTCGCACTGAATCAGGAGCGACTGTTTCCGCTTGGTGATTGTGGAGGCCAGCAACGCCTCAGCCAAAGCGACAGAGTCAACCGACGAAGACGCTTTGCCCTCGAGATAATCCGACGACCTGCCCATGCGCGCGCCCCTGTAATCGTGCTAAATCGAATGGGGCGTCTGATCGGCGCTCGTTTTTCCTCCGATGGGCCGTCGCCTGGCGTGGGCGGCGGCCTCTTTCGTTGTCTTAAGCCCAGCCCGGCGATCGCGCGGGCAGCGCTGGCTTGTCTTCCGCTCCGGGCAGCCGCGGATATCGCGGCGCGTAGATCACGCCCGGCGTCCTGCCGTTCAATTCAGGCACGTTCGATCCGCCCGACCACGGCGGCGTCCCAACGGGCAAGCTCTTGGCGGGTTCGCGATTGACCGGCTTGAGCCGATCGAGATCGAGGTCGATTTCTGTATGCCCATGGTAAAGCCGTTTCACCAACGCCTGAAGCACGGCCGGCTCTAGCGAAGCGCGGTGCTCGAGAAAGTCCCGCAACCTCTCGGCCGAAACTCCGAGGTCACGGGCGATGACGGCGAGATTGAGAGAGCCCTTGGCGTGTGCGGCGAGCGTCGACCTGATGACATCCGTGCCGGTCGTTTCAACCTCGGGCGTGGGTACGGTTTTCTTGAATAGTGGCACCTTACGCCGCCTTTCGTCTGCGAACCCGCCACCGGTCCATCACCTCGGGCGGAATCGGCACGTGGAGTTTCAACGCAAGCGAGACCAGGACATCCTCGCCTGGTTCGTAAGCGCGAGCCACGTACTGCTGCATCAAGGCCGTGGTCGTCCCGCATTGAGCCAGAATCGTCGGCTCGAGCGCGTGTTCAACACGGTCACGGATTCTGTCTACAAATGGCTTCGTCATGCTCGCAGCTCGCGCTTCACAAGATAGGCCCTACGATAGAGGTGATCTCCGAGCCGCTTCACGCAGTGTTCCGGCAGAGACGTTCGTCCTTCTCCGAACGCGGTCAAGGTAGCGCGGGAGACGCCGATCGCGCCGGCCGCGAGAGTTAGTTGCATGGCGTTCATGGAACCCACGCTAGCGCGCAACATGTCCTGCGCGGTTCTGGCGGCTCGCGCGCTCATGCCGCGAGCGCCAGTTTCATGCGGCTGACCTGATCGGCCAGCGCCTGGTATCTGCGATCGGAGACGTCCAGCGCGATCGCAGGCGTGCGAGCCGTAATCCGCGCGCTCGAGAGACATGGCCTATCTGTCAAACTACACTCGTCCAATCGAGCCTTGACCACCCTCGCGTGCCAATTCCTGCCGCCTCGGTCGACGATCTCGAACTCACTTGGAGTAAAGGCGATCGACAGGCCGGCCTCCCGCGCCGCCTCAACGTCGCCCACTCTCGCCTCGAGCATCAGCACAGCGCCGAAATCGACGTAACGTAGCGACAAGAGTTGTCCGCAAATCATCTCGCCATGCTTGTGGCGCAGCGGCGGCAGATTATCCGCATCCCAGAACAGCGCGTTCGGGGCCATCATCGTCATCACGCTATCGATCTCGGTCCGACTGGCGACGCCGCGGATCAGCATGGGCCCGTCGCTCGGCGGGAAGCGCGGCAACGGCGGCGGGGTCAAGGGCCGTCCGCGCTCGCTGAGAAGCCGATCGAGCTCGCGGGACAAACGCATGCCGACCCCCGCCGCGAAGGGCGGTGGCGGAGCCGCCTGCGGCTCCAGGACGGCCGTTTCAGGTTCGAGAGCGTTTTGGGCCTCCTGAGCCTCGTACGCCGCCCTTAGCGCCAGAAGCTGATCGCGATTGAAGCCGACGCAACCGGGAGCGCCATCCGAGGTAAGGCGCAAACCCTTCGTGTAGAAGAACCGCGGTGGCCGCCATCTCTCGCCGGCGACGTCCATTCAGCGGCCTCCGAGACGCCAGGACAGATCAATGAAGTCTGCGCGCTCTTTGGCTTTCCTCTCCGCCTCGGAGAGCGGCGGGCGCATCGGCTTGCCGTCGACGATGATCGTCGCAGGACCGCCGCCGGCCATGATGTAATCGCCGCGTCTACGGCTCTTGGCCAGTTCCCGCGTGGCTTCTCTGCGCGCCTCAGCGTCGATCTTCATGACGTTGCCTTGGGTTTGGCGACCTTCTGCGTCGGGATGGGCTGTCGGCGACGGAGGATCACCTTGCGTTGGGAAGGCCGCTGGATGACGGGCTTGGCTCTCTTGGCGACGATCGGCATCGGCGCGGCTCCGCGCGGTATCTTATTACCTCTAGCACCGCCGGGAGGGCGGCGAAACGCCCAGAATTGACCGCTGGCGGCTTTTCCGAGGTCTTGGGCACAGAGGGGAGAGGGCCGTCAGCAGGCTTCTCTGAGCTCTAATGAAGCGCCATTGCAATGGTCTGTTTCCAGGCGCAGGACTTCGAGGTGCACAACGACGACGCGCGGACTGAGTCGCAACGTGGCCCTCGTTATCGCGTCGAGGACGATTGCGACAACGCCGACATATTTGGCACCGCAATCAAGGGGTGTTGATGCGATACAGCAAGATAGTACCATATTTGTCTGCGCTTCTTGCGTCGTCATTAGTCGTTTGGGTTATTTCTGGATCGGACTCTTTTAAGAAATGCTTCCGCGACAATGAGAACAAAGAAACATATGAGCCCCTTAAGAAAGATTTCGACGTCATCACCAAGACGGCCGTAAGAATCCGACTCAACGGAGAATGCGGCCTTCATTTCTTCGGTGACAGCAGCGCCGCCATTACCGCCTTTGCCACCATAGCTATCGCCTGGTTCACCCTCTCTTTGCGAGATTCTACCAACAAACTCTGGGCGGCGGGGAATAGGCAATTCCGCCTCGCCCAAGACGAGTTCACCGCTACGCATAGGCCCAAGATATTTGTACAGTCGATCACAACGCATTTCTTGAGCGATAATGGTTGGGAATACCACCTTGGATTTTCTATCGTCAATGGAGGGGATACAGACGCCACCACAATAGGCTATCGTGCCAACCTGTACTGGCATGAAGCCGAGACGTTCTTCGCTCCCGAAGTCGAAGGACAGTCGACGTATCTCCACAACGTAATCGTTGCTCCAGGTCAGCGATTTGACATAGTTGGCACTCACTTGTACGACCTAAGGAAGGAGGGATTTTCGGGGGAGCCGCCGGTCTACGCAGTCGGTATAGTTGAATATCAAGACAGGGACGGAGTGGGGCGGGTCACAGGATTCTGCCGCAAATACTCTACCGATACGCGCATGTGGCAAAAAACAGAACCAGTTGATTACGAATACACATACTAACGCCCTTCGTGAGCGCGCTAGCGCCGGCCTCTCGGGGGCCGTCCCCTTCGTTGACCGCGTTCTCATAGCCCCTGGACCCGACCGGAAGCGTCGCGGCGATGGCGTCGAAAGCGGCTTGGCTGCGAACCACGGTTTCGTCGCCCTCCTATTTGGAAGCGGCCCGGAGCTGTCCCTGTGCCCCGGGCCGCCCCTCGCCAAGGCTTTCGTTCGCGATCATCGAACGCCAGCGAGGGCACGCTGGGACGCTTTGGCAAGCCTGACGCAAAAACGTGAGCCTCATGATGCGCTCCTCGCCGCCCTCAGGACGCGCGACACGCCCTCGCGGCTGATCGCTAAGCCCTTCCCGCCTTGACCGCCTCGGCGATCGCCCTCAGCGGCCCTCGAATCGCCTCCCAGATCGCTCAGGAACCGCCTCCTCCTCGCGGCGGTCTTCCACGCCAAACCGCCCGAAGCCTGCCCACGGCCTCCCCCGCAATCCCTGCCGCCTCGTTGAGGCGATCGGTGGCGGTGGGAGCGTCACCCCGCCGCGCACGCAACTTCGCGTGGCAGGGATCGCAGAGCGTGATCAGGTTCCGCTCGTCGTCGCTCCCGCCCTCCGGACCCGTCACAAGGAGATGATGCTGCAGATCGTCGGTTGCCCCACACGCGGCGCAGAAGGTGAGCTTCATGTCGATGCCTCCAACCGGTTGCGGGTCCTCACCACCAGGGTCGCCGACCACTTGCCGCCGCGCGCGGTCGCATAACCCCGACGGTCCAGCTCCCGAGCCGCCGCACGAGCCGACAGCCCGCTAAGCTCGGCGAGGACCGGACGCACCCGCTCAGCGAAAGCCTCAGCGTTGGCCATGTTGGTGCGGACGCTATGAGCGCGGCCCACCTCCGAGCGCGGCACCGCCGTCCCTTTGGGCTTGCCGAGCTTGGTCCCACGGGCCGCAGCGGCCGCGAGCGCCGCCTTGGTGCGCTGGCTGATCGCCTCGCGCTCCTGCTCGGCGACCAGCGCCATGATGCCCACCGTGAGGCGGTTGGCGTGCGGGATATCGACCGCAATAAACTCAATCCCCGCGTCCCGAAGGCTCAGGAGAAACACCGGATCGCGGCTCAAGCGGTCGAGCTTGGCGATCACCAGCTTGGCGTTGTAGGCGCGGCAGGCGTCGAACGCCTTGGCCAGAGCCGGGCGGTTGTCGGCCCGCTTGCCGCTCTCAACCTCGACATGCTCCTCGACCAGCTGCCAGGAGCCGCCGTTCAGCCAGGCTGCGACGGCGGCGCGCTGGCCTTCGAGGCCGAGGCCGCTCTCGCCTTGGCGGCGGGTTGAAACGCGGAGATAGGAGACGAATTTGCCGTGATGCTTGACCATGATACAAGCAATATAACGAGCGTCACGACGATTGTAAAGCCTATTCGGATCTTCCCATTAAGGTCAAGGACGTTGGAAAAAGGGCATCCCAAAGGCCGAAATGGATGTCTGTGGGAGGGTTCCGCCGCTTCCCACGGAAGCAAGGTCTATTGGGAGTCCGGCTCGTCAGACTTGCCGTCGATAAGGGCTGAGCCGCGGTGCACGCTGGGCGCGTCGACACTCTCGTGCTCGATGACTTGCCCATCGACGCCGACAAACTTGCCGCTCGGCACCGCATTTACGACCACCGAGCCGATCGTCACGCTGTTGTTGACCGTGTCGCCAAACTGCACCGTCCCTCGATAGCCACGGTCCTTGTGTTGCTGCGACAAATAAAACGCGATCGCCGGCCAGTGCTCCTTGTCGATCATGCGAAACATCTTCGACTCGGTGAAGTCGCCCATGATCTGGTGCTGCTCCCGACGCACCGTCTCAAGCCGCGCATAGCGTTTGCACATCGACTGCAGGGATGAGCGCTCCACGCCAAGCGCCCGGGCGGCTGGCTCGAGCAAACCCCGGCTGGCTTTGAGCGCCGCCTCCGCCTGCGCCGGCTTCAGCCGATTTCGGTAGGGTTTTCGCCTTGGTTTCGCTGGTGAACTTCCGTCAGTCTGCAGACCCATTTTGGCCTCGCGCGCGCAAAAATCCGTCACTCAATCATGCATTCGGGGCCCTTATAGCGCTTTTTCGACGCCATTGATTTTGGAATGCGCTTTGAATTCAGGGATCGGGCGAATAGGGAGCTCCGATTAGGGCGATCACGAACTGCGCTTTAATTGCTCGATCAGTCGCGTATTGGCGCTATTTTGCTGTGTTTCGAGGGCCAGGCGGTCCCGCCCTCGGCCAGCCCCGCGCGAACCGCCATAAACCGCGTGGTTGGTGTTCAATGGGGCCCTTCTCTTCTCTTATTGCTTCCGCAATCTATAATAATGGTAATATGTGAATATTATTAATAGGTTAGAGAGTCCACATTCTCTAATACAGATTGCGGGAGCGATCGATTGGCGCTTAAGGGGTAAGTCAGATTGCGGGAGCGGTCGGCAGGCGGTTGAGGGGCTGGTCACATTGCGGGAACGGTTATCTTGCGCTCAGGCACGCCGGCGCGGACGCCTTCCCGCCATAGGTGAAGCCTGAACGGGTAGGGCGGCTCGTCCTCAGGGATGGCGCAGCGTTTCCGCCATGCCGGGCACCACAACGCCAGCGGGCCGCCGTGTGCGCGCTGACAAGCGCCGTCGTCGGTCGCAACGACGAGTTTTCGCCAGCAACCGAGACAAAGGATTTGAGCGCGCTCGTCTGGTGGAACGTAGAACCGCCAGACGGTGCCGGGCACGTCGAAGAAGGCCGGCTGCTCGATCGCGCAGACGCCGCAGCGGTTGATGCGCGGCCGGTTGGCGAGCTTTCGCCATCGGATCGCCGGCCGGTCCGGGAACTGGAAGCGAAGCTTGAGCTGGTCGTCGGTCACGGCGCGCGGGAATAGCGGAAAGGCATGTTCATCCTGTCCAGGAGCACTGCGAACAGGAGGTCTCTGGCCTCTTCGATTGTCAGCGTCCCTTCGAGCGCCAGTTGGGCGACTGCTACGCCCTGTCGTTCGGGATCCTGGCCGCGCAGTTGCTCGACGAATTTCCGGCGTTCGTCTTCGGTCATCATGGATCCCTCGCCGCCGAGACGTTGAGCTCGATGCGGGTCCAGATGTCGTCCCGGCTGTCGTTCCCTTCCTCATTTTTGGCGCGCTGGCGGGATGCGAGGTGGTGGGCGGTGATGTCCTCGAGGGCGCGTCGGGTCGTTGAGGTTGGCAGCTTGATTGCGGTGGCGACTTCGCGGGTTGTCCTGGGACCGCCTTCGAGGGCTTGGTAGACCCTGAGCCGGATTGGCGGGGCGGAATCGAGCGCTGTCTTGTCTATGATGGCGAGCGCGGTGTCGCGGTCGACGCCGATGATGTCGAGGCCGGCGAGCAGTCTTTCCAGGCTCAGTCCGAGGCGGCCTGGCCCTTCGGCTCCGTACACGGCTTCGAGCTCGCGGCTGTGCCGGTCGCGATCGACGCCGGCGCGCAGCTGGCAGGCGAGGATGACTTTCGTTTTGATCCGCAGGCTTTCTTCGTCGGTCATTGCGCACGCCGTGGGGAGCGGGTCTGGGAGGCCGGCGAACAGGCCTGCCACTGCGGCGGCGAGTTCGTCCTGCATCAGCTTGAACCGGTCGCCGGTGTGCAGCATGGCGCGTTCGAACTGGCCGTGCTGCGACGGCGGCAGACGGTAGAGAAGGAATCGGTCCCCGAGCTTGCCGATGACCGCGTATTGGGCGTCGTAGGCCTCGGTGCAGCCGAAGATCAGTCCGAGCTTGCCTTCCCATTGCAGTGTCTTGCCGCCGTCGTGCCGAGGTGCCGGACCCATTTGCCGTCGTAGATCTCGCGCAGGGCGTCGAGCATCTCGGACAGGTGTTCCCGGTGCAGGCCGAGCACGCTTGTGAAGTCGTTCAGCACCAGGATGCCGAAGGAGCCGATCTTGCGCAAAAGGCCGCCCTGCGCGCCGTGGGTCATTTGTTTTTTTGGCGTGCCGGAGAGCAATGCGGCGGGGGAAGCGGTCGTCACCAATTCGACTTTGGCCAAGCGAAGCATGGCGCTGAGGATCTCGGTCTTGGCGGAAGATGGCGGGGCGATGAGGCCGAGCCAGACCGGAGGGCCTGGCAGGTGGTTGGCGGCGATTGCGCCGAGGGTGACGTAGACCGGCCAGACGTCCTCGAGGAGCAGCCATTTTTTAAAAACCGCCACGGTGCGGTCGAGCGTTGACGGCGACGGCGGGGGTTCGGGCGGTCGAGCCTCAGCGTCGAGTTTCTCTCTCGCGCTCTCGACCATGTCGGGGATCTCTTTCAACCGCCGCGCCCTGCGCTCCGGGTCGATATTCGTCAGGCCTTCGACTTGCGCGCGCAGGAAATTGACGACAGCGCCGGCGTTCATGCCGGCTTTGAGGAATTTCATCGCCAGAGCGGCGAGAGATTCATGGTCAGCGACGTCGCAGACCCAGTCGGCCGAGCGGGCGGCGCTGTCGTTGCCGCCGTTCGCCTTGGTCCGCGCCTTCGCCAGGTTTGGCAGGCGATATGCGAAATCGGCGACGAGCAGGGCGACAGCATCGTCGACGAGCGCTCGCGCCTCCTCTGCATGAAGATAAGCGAGGTCCGCACGTTTGATGTCGCCAGGCGCGCCGTCGTGCCACGCATAAGGATTGCCGGTATCGGGATGGACGCCAGCGACCACGATCTGCTGACCGTCGCACATCAGTTCGAGACGTTGCCCCTCCGATCCGTCGGGGGCGATCAGCTTGGCCGTGATCTTGGCGAATGGCGCGTCGGTGCGGAACAGAAGCGCGCGTTTGGGCCACTTCCCGATCCGGACGGGCGTGAAGCCGATCTCTTCGAAGCGCTCTTTCGCCAGGGCTTCCACTGCGGCCGCCGCCTCTGCATCGAGAATGTCGATGTCGAGCGCCGGCGTGAATTTCGTCAAGATCCCGGTGTTCTCGGCCGCCGGAGAGGCGCGTGACCAGCGCTCGATCTCCTGAGCGGTGACGTCGAGTCGCTTCGGCCAGTCGTCGAAAATCGGCCGCTTGCCGATAAGCGGCAGCGGCGCATAGCCGCCGGCGAGCAGGCTGAGGCGCTCCGTCTCGACCTGGCTGCTCATTGCAGGATGTCTCTCCCTGTTTGTCGGCCCGCGGCTTTCGAAAGGCCGCGGGCCTTTCCTCCACGCATCTCAGAAGGGGATGTCGTCTGACGGGCTGATCGGCCCCTCGTAGTCTTGGATCGGCGGTGCAGACGGGGGTTCGGGACTGGTCAGCGCCTGGCGGCCGGAGGTGATAACTGGCCTGGGCCCCGCGATCGCCGGCGGCTCAGGCAATTCCGGCAACGGCGCGCCCTCCTTGAAGGCCTGCCTCAACTGCGCGCAGGCGATCAGTCGTCGATCGAAGGACCGTGCTTTTCGCCCATTTTTCCGAGCAAAATCGGCACCGGCAAGAACCACCGCCGCGCGCCATCCACCTTGAGCCGCGTTGTCATTTGAAACAGGCCGAGAACGGAGCCCTTGAGATCTCCGTCTTTGATGGCCAACCTCTGCGACCTCGTTGCGAGCTCATCGCCAACGGGCTTTGCCGTTTTGCTGAAGTCGAAGCGTCCGATCTGTCCGGTCTGTAGCCGCATGAAGCAGCCGAGCGTTTCAACGACACTATTTCCGTCGTCGTCCAGGCAGGCCCGCTTGCCCATCGCGTCCTCGCGCCAAATGGCGGTTGCAGGCTTCTCAGGGGACGATGCGATGCGTTGGTTGGATCCGTCGGGACGCTTCTCGTACGTGTGCCACACCGTGGCCCAGCCGAAAATCTGAAACCGGATCCCGGGCGGGCTCGGCTGAAAAATGCGCCCTTCGCGATGCGGAATGATGAACCCGCCAGCGACCGCGCCGGGGAGGTACGATTCGTTATCCGGCGAGTCGAGCAGTTCAGGCGAGTTGCTCTGCGCGATCTTGATCGGCGGCAACGGCTTGCCCGGCACATCCGGGGCTGCGACGCCGGCGATCAGCGCGCGCTGCTCCGGCGTGAGGGCGGACGACGCAATTTGCTTGTTCATGGCTTTTCCTTTTCAGTTGCGGCGCATGCCCGGCGCGGCTCGGGATCCCTCATTTCAGGCCTTCCTCGAGCATCAGGCCGCTGAGGCCGATCAAGGCGCTCTCAGCCAGTCCGTCCGATTTCTTGAGCGCGAATAGCGAGGCTTGCGCAGGCCAGCGCGCGATCGCCGCGGAGCGCGAACGGTCCTTCGCGCCTTCCTTGCCAGGCGGCAGAGAACACAGCCGCTTCCACTGCGGCGGCGTTAGAAAGCGGACACGGACGCCAAGGCTCGCGCAGATCCCCTCACATGCGCCCCGCGCCCGCCCAAAACTGAAGGCCTGTATCGGCCCGTCTGTCGGTCGCGCCGAAACCCATTCGATATAGGCCACGGTCGCGTGACTCTTCGCGATCAGCTCAGCCAGGAGCGGCGCGTTGAGCGTGGGCCGATTCTTGGTCCCATCGAGAAGACAAGGCATGGGGTGGACTGCGACAAGTTCGCCGCTCGCGGTGAGTTCGGCGACGCCGCCCGTGTTGCCAAGATCGATGCCGATGCGGATGGACGATGTGGATGTGAGCGCCTGACCCCGGGCGGAACGCTCAACGACGCCGGTCATCATGCCGCGCTCCTCTTGATGTCCGCGACGGCGGGCGCGTCGAACTTGTCGGTCTCGTCACCGTAAGGAATCCAGCCGTCGCGATGTTCGCGAGGGAACAGATCGAGGCGGGGGCCAGCGCAATAGCGCTCGATCCGCCGACAGACTTCAGCGGGTTTGCGGCTGTGCTCGCGGCGCGGCGCGAGAATGATCTCAAACACGTCCTTCGCGAGACGCACAGGGCGACCGCGCCGGCCAAGCACGACATATTCGGCGTTCTTCCGTGTGGTCAGGCCCGGTCCGAAGAAGAGATCGCGGTCGCCGAATTGCGACGACGAGACCTTCGAATTGAGCTTTACCCAGACGAAGCCCATCGCCGTCGGCGTAAAGCCCCAGGCGCGAATGACTTCGATATGAGCGCCGATCGCGAGCAACGGCCCGGTCGTCCAGAACCACAGCAACGCGTCAGAGCTGACAACACGAGAAACCGGCAAGGCCGCAATCGTCGCCATCGAGTAGCAAGGGTAGTGGCGCATTGCATTCCGCCCCGGCCTGGCTTCGCTATTCGAACGGAAGCGCGCCGGAACGTCGGCGTGGACGCAGGCGAACCCATCGTCGACTCGGGGCAACGGCGCGAATAACGCGAGGGGCGGGGCGACAAGGCGCATCATGTTCGCGCTCCGCGTTCCCAATCCCCGCGATGCCGCGGAGCGACGTTTCCCTGCTTCTGGGCGCTGCGAAGCCGGTCGACATCCTCACGAGTGGTCGCGGGAGTGATCGCGCCGCGCTCGAGTAGACACCGCAACGCCGCGCCAAGCTTGGGTAATTCTCGAAGCGTTCCCCAGCCGGTTCGCGGCAACCTGTCGCTGAATTCCCAAAGCACTGGCATCGAGGCGAGCTGGATCAGGCGGCGGGCTTTGTCGCGGAGCAACTGTCCCGGCTTGGTTTCATGCCAAAGCTCCGGCTCTTGGCCCATGAAGGCGTCAAACCCGTCGGGCGACAGCGTTCGCTCGGCCTCGGCGAGTCGCGCTCCCAGCTCGAGCAACTTCCGCGGATCCTTTTCGCTCGCCCGCATCATTGCAGCCCTCCCGCGTGGTCGTCATCGCGGCAGGCGATTGCGCGGTACATCGTGTCGAGCGCGACATCGATAACCTCGTTGCTCTTCGCGACGCTGGCGATGGTCGCGCCCAGCGCGATGCTGAGCGCCTGGATCGCCACGAACGGCGAGGCGTCATGGCGGCGGCAAGCATCGATCAGCTTGAGCGCCAGGGCCTTGGCGTCGACCATCGCAACGATGGTGTCGGCACCGGCGCTCTGACGGCCGCGGTGATTGCAGAGGTCGCTTTTCTTGCTCATGGCGAACGCTCTTCGATGACACGGGAGAAGACCGCGCCCGTGAAGAGCGCGGCCGGACGGCTTAGTGGACAGCGGTATGGATGCTGTCGGGCTCTGGCTTGGGAGAATCGGCTGCGATGTCCTTGCGGCGCTGCTTCTTGCGCGTAGGCGGGTCGCTGGCGGTCGGCGCGGTAAGCAGTTCCGTCAATCGCTCGATTTCGAGGTCCTGCTCGGCGATCCGACTCTTGAGGATCGCGATTTCCTCGTCTTTGGCTACGAGCAAGCGGCGCAAGTCCGCCTCGTCGTCGCGAACAATTCGGTATTCGATCACGCTGCCGTTCTTGCGTGTGGTGACGCAGTCCGGCCCTAGTTTGGTTAGCGCATCGCGGGCTGCGGTCTCCGCGACCTTGACGGTCGAAGCGATCTTGGCGATCGGCCTATGTCGACCGTCAGAACATTTTGCAAGGATGTCGCACGCCACAACGTCGATCGGATCGATGGTCGGCTGTGCCATCATGGGCTTGGGCTTAGGCGGGGCAGGCGGGGCTAAAGCACGCCGGCGCTTGCGGACGTCGTCGGCCTTTTTATAGAGAGGCACGGTGCCGGA